CGTTCTGAATCACCGGGAAACCGCTACCGAATCCCGTTGCGATACGTCCGCCACTCGCCATCGTTAACCTCTTGTCGGCAGGGGACTTAGCCCCTGCCCTTCCTATCTATTTTACTACGGCTTGGCCGGTTCCTGGCCCTCGGTTTGCTCCACAGCCGTAAACGCTTTGGAATCAAAGGTATAGACCTTGCTGGGGTCCAACCCCGCAGCGGCCATTGCCTGATGAATCCCGGCCTCCGTCTTGGAGATGAGGTTTTCAATCCTCGCCTCCACCAACTGCTTCTGTTTGAAGGCCAGTTGAATCCGCAACAACTGCACTTCGGTAAGCTGTATCACGACCTGTCTCCTTAGAGCTGCGCGTTGATGAGCACCCACCGACTCAGCGTCGTGTCATACCACGCCCGTGCCGAGTCATACTGACCGAGGTTCACCTGTGCGCCTGTTGACGTATAGAACCTGTTCGCCGCCGTCGTTCCCGTGTCGTGAGCGATGCCAATCTGATTGGCGCTCACGTTGATGATGACAATTTCCCGTCCTGCGCTGGGCGCCGCAATGCTGTTCAGCACCGACGTGCCGCCCGCATCACCCGACAGCCGCAGCACGTAAGCCGCCGCAAACCCCGTTGGTGCGTAATCGTTCGTCGCACCCGCCGCTAACGCCGTTGGCGAGATAACGGCGCTATTCACAAACCCCAACGTGTTGATGACCTGATTCGTGTTGATGGTCCACCGCAGCGTTCCACCAGTCGTAATCAGCAACGAGTCCGCGTTATCGAAGTAGATGCCGGTGTTCGTATCTGTGCTGTGCGAATACGTCGGCGCCGTGTTCGACCCCGTTGGGCCGTTGACCGTCACCGTGCTCACAATCTGCGTGGTGCTGAAGGTAATCCTCAGCGTGCCGCCACAGGAGAACAGGATGGTGTCGTTGTTCGCCCCGAAATACATCCCGGTGTTCGTGTCCGTCGAGTCGCTATACGCCGGAGCAGACGCCGAGTTACTCAACGCCCTGAACGGGATGTTCGTTTCCGCCTGAATCGCCGCGTTCGTAATCCGCAAGCGCCGACTAAACGTCGTGTAGAACGAAATCGTGCTGTTGTTGTTCGCCGCGTTATCCCCAATGATAACGTCAGTGCCACTAGCCGACGCGATACGCGTGCCCGCAGACAACTTCAGGTAGTTTCCAGCCTGTAAACTGATGTCCTCGTTGAACGTCCACGTGCCGGTAATCGTTTCGTTCCCGCCGACTCTCGCCAGCACGGACCCGTCCACAATGTCCGTTTCCTGAATCTGTCCATACACGACATCCGTGCCGTCACTCTTCAGATACGTGCCGCTCGCCCCGAGTGCCTTCCGTTGCCACGCGATATCTGTGGTCGAACCGATGGTCTGTGCGATAATCAGGTCGCCCCGCACCGGGTCGGCCTCTACCGTATCCTCGTGAACGTCATCGAGCAGTTGGTGGAGACTTTCAGCATTCGCCACAGCATCCACGTCTGCATACAACTCGTCCAACATCGTTGCGATGTCGTCTACGAGGGAGGCGTCCGGCATCCTCCCCCGTATACTGATTGGAACCGCTGCCACGATTACCTCCGACCAAGTTCGTGATTCGGAACCTCGTAACCCAGCAACGTCGCGTCAACCGCATTCGTCGCCTGCTGGAACCTCAACTGCATCACGTTGCCAATCCCAAGCCGCGCCAGCCGCTCACGACCTGTCGTCAAGTCGTGTGTCAGCGCCGTGCCTGCAACCAGCGTGTCCACATCCTCACCGAAGTAAGGCGTGATGGTCAAACTGCCGCTGCCCTGCACCTTGCTGAGCATCGACATCTCACCCCAGAACTTCTGAATGTCCGGCGTGTTTTGGTCGTGCGCCTTTCCATACACGTCCATGTCAATCGCCGTCGAACTACCATCCGTGCGTGTGCTCCGGTTCGCCTTGTAGATGACGCCGTTCGTCCCCGCAATCAACAGCGTGGGAAGCCCGTTGCTATCCTCAACCGCCATTGCCGACTGCGGCGTGAACAGGTCCGTCTTGTGCGGCCCATACCACGCTTTCTCACGCCGACTCCATCCAACCCAGCGGTCTTCGTTGCTTGACCCAGCCGCCGCCAGATGGAAATACACGATGTCTTGCTGTGCGTTGTAACTTGCAAACGCATTCGGAAACCGACTCCGGTTGAAGTAGGTGTCGGTGGTAAACCACGCATTCACCTTGTCCTTCGAGATGTTCGTCACCCCAGAGTCACTCCACTGGTAGACGCCATCTTTCCCGAGCCAATACCCGACGTTATCGATGACGATGCACGAGTCCGTCGCCACACACCCGCCGAAACCAGGTGCCCGCTTATCCCCGCCTGCAAGCTGCACGATGCGGTAGTTGGTGCTCGTGGTTCCGACAATCTGCCAGAGCCCGTCACGCTTCACCACACCCAGCTCGTTCTTGCGCGGCAGGAACCCTACCACGCCTTCCTTGTCGGTGCCCCGTGGCTGCGCGACCAAGGTATTCGGCCACTTGTAGGTCGAGTTGATTTCCGTGTAGTAGATGTAGTCCCTACGCTCCACGTAGTCGTCAACCGCCCACAGCCGGTTCTGCCACTCCACGATATGACGGAAGTTCGTTCCCTCAATCGTCCCCGGAGGCGTCAGCAGTGTGCCGGGGTCAGTGGGCAGCAAGGTCAACGACGCATCAGCCAGCGAGTCAATCATCCCGCCGCCCTGATTGTCGTCCTTGTCAATCCACTGGTAATATGTCGAGCCGCCCGTCGTCGTCCGATATAACCTCACACCTGTGATGCTGTCCGTCGATACCGGAATACCGTTCATCACGATACTCTGGTTGCTGGGCGACACTGAGTTACTAACAGGGCTGAGCGGCGACTCACTGAGCAGCACGCCATCCCTTCCCAACACATAGAACGAACACCGCACGGTATACGTCCCGGTCAGTCCCGTTCCTGACAGACTCAGATACGGCGGGTTCATCGGCGCCCGTGGCACCAGCACCCTCACCGTCGAGTCTGGGTCAATGGCGAGATTCCGGCTCGGGCTGTTCACCAGCACCAGCGTCTCGCCCAACAGCGCAAAGCGCGGCTTGCGCGTGCTGCTCAAGGTCACACCAGACGGCAGGGTCAGTTCGGTCCCGACTCCCGTGCTCTGGTCTACCTTATACAGCTTCGTGCCCGCCTGCGCTACGTAGAACGCCATCGTTTAACTCCTGACTACCGACTGCTGAATAAACTTCCCAGCGTTGATGCCGTCCTTCACCATCGACCACACCCCGCCAACCGTCCGCTTCATGATGAAGCCGTTCTGGTTAGAGACGTTGTTCGCCCGGACAATCATATACAGCGCACCGTCCGCCGAGAAGATGCAACACTGTCCCGGCAAGTGCGCTCCGAAGTCCGTCACACCGCTTGGCGAAAACGACGAACTAATTGTAGACTCCGTTGACCAGCTCGTGCCGTCATACACACGCGCCGCCAGAATGTCGTCGTTCATGTGGTGGAAGATGCCAACCAACTTGCTGGTCGTCCCATGCACCGTCAACGACGCCCAATACTTCACGCCGGTCGTCGTGCCCAGCCCTGCGTCACTCGAAGCCCATGCACCCGTCGAAGCCGTCCGCTTGTAGCAGATGGCCGTCTCGCCTGTGTCACCCTGACAGCCCGCATACAGGTCGCCCTTATACACGGCCAAGCAGACTGGATACCCCTGCAACGAAGTCGTATCCGCCGTCCAGCTCGTATCCACGTCGGGGTTGCACCGATAGACCTTACCCGTCGAGCCGCCGCTAATCCCGTGACCGCCAACCCAGAGCTGTCCACGATAGAAGCACAGTGACCACGGAATGTGGTTCGTCACCTGATGCGAGTTGCCGCCGAAGCTATTCGCAATCTGCTTGATGATGCCGGTCGTCAAATCCATCGACAACACGCGCCCACCGTTGCTACTACCAGCCAGCTCGTAGGTGCCGAAATACAACTTGCCGTTGTTCACCACCATGTCCGTAATGGCATACGGACTCGCACCCACTGCGATATCCGCGCCGCCGACAATCTGCGCCAACAACGGGTTCGACACGCCGCTCGCGACCCCATACAGGATTGGGTCGCTGTAACTTGCAGTCGGATACGCGATGTTGTCGTTCGGATACACCAGCATGTTCTTCAACTGCTGAATCCGAGTGTTGTAGTAGTTCACCGTAGGGAACGACCCGTTCGCCCACGTTGCCGGACGCACGAACGTCGAGCTGGGCGTCCACGTTGACCCATCCGTGCTCGTTATCCACGTATCGCTGTTGTTCGTCTGCAACGCCGCAAACAGCGTCGGGGTATACGTCGTCAACAGGGGCACGTTCGCCATCCCGTAGACGGCCGCACCACTGTTCAGAGCGGACGAGTTATGCACTTCGAGTCCGCCCCTCTTACGAAGCCCGCCTTCACGAGCCTCCAAATCTGGCTCGGCGTTCTGGGCCTGCACCAACTCGGTATCTTCGAGGTGCAGCGGGCTCTTGGTGTTGTTCACCCCGCCCTTCCCGATGTTGAACATATCAAGCTTGCCCACGCCAACTCCTCTTGCCGAACCACCGGACACCTACCCAGCGAATCCAGCTCACGGGGTCCGCAAACCCCAGCTTGCTCTTACGTTGCATACACGCACGGAAGTGGCGGTCTGCTTCCTCCCGGTTTACAGGAGTGCCGCCCGCCGACTTCCCCGTGCGATACATGATGTCGTGCTCAAGGCAACAGACGTGATACAGCTCCGAGACGCCAGTGCAGCCGTCAGAGCCTAACTCCTTCGCCTTCTGTCTGACCAGCTCCTCGTAGTCCATTACTTCCGCCCCGCTGCCCTCGCTAGTCCCTTGGTTGACGCCTCAGCCTTCGCCTTCGCATCTGCGATAGACTTGACCCGCGCCTCTTCCTTGGCGATAGCCTCACGCCGCAACCGAGCATCACGCTCAGCAGGCGTCTCGCCAATCCCTTCACCAATCTTGACGGTCGTGCCAGCGTCTTTCTCCTTGCCGACCTTCTTCGCCAAATCGCCAAGCTGACCCATTACTTCCTCTGGGCTGCTTTCTGGAGCCCGCCAAGGCTCCGGGTGATGTCCAACCCCTGACGAATCGAGTCAAGCGTTGAGGGTTGCCCGAGCCGAGGGTCGCGCTGACTCCCCGCCTCCATCGGCAACTGCTGGTCCCCTGCCCTGCCGCCGAGCATACTCGGCAGCAACCGCTTCAGCATCTCCAAGAACGGCACATCCTGTTCGGGCGTCCGCTGCGGAGGCTGACCACTAAATTCCATCGGCACTGTCGTGCTCCTTATGACAAGTAGCTGTCGAAGAAGTCTTCAACAACTTCAGGTTCCTGTGTCTGCCGAGGGGTGAGCCTGACAGTGATATTGTTCTTCTCGGTTGAGTAGACGGCCAGCCAGTTTGGGTCTGGCGAGCGGTCCTCGCGTTCTTTGGCACGAGCATACGCAACACACCACGCGATGAGGGCGTTGTCGCTCTCACCCGGAATAGGATTGCTGCCGTTCGCAGCCACCGCAGCCAGAACGGGCACATACACAAACCTCAAGGAGATAGCCGTGCTCACCTGTGGACCCACATCGACAGAAGGTGCCGCAACTGGCGCACCCGCATTCCGCAAGGCGTAGTAAATCTCCAACCCGTTCGTCGGGTCCTGAGCCGCTTGCGCCCGCGCATTCGTAAACGCGGCCGAGTTGTAGTCCTTCGGGGTGAACTTCACCCACCGATGCGCCCCACTTGCCGTCGTGTCCAGTGGCTCAATCAACAACACCCGAAACACATCGGTCGGCACCCCTGTCAGAGTCGCCGTGTCCGCCGCCATCGACACGTTGGTGATGTCGATAGTCGCGAAGTGTTCCTGGTTCAGGTCGATGATGGCGCCCCACAGGTCTTTGATGCCGTTGTTGATGATGTCAATCAACTCGGCGCTTGACCAGTAACGCGCCGTCGTCTCTACGAGATGACGACGCGCCTGAGTTTCAATTGCCGACAGTAACGTCGCCATCGCCTACTCCTTACTGGTTTGCCGCACCCGAGAGGTAGCTGATAGCCGCGCCCAGCTTCTCGTATGCCTCGATGTGAAACTTCCCAGCCACACCAGCCGCCGCACCGATGTCAAGGTTCCCGCCCACGCCCAGCGCAATACCCTTCGGCCCGAAGTCGATGGTGTATGGCGTTGCCTGTGACGCAGGAACCAGACCAATCGGTCCGCTGCTGCTGTCGTCATCCAGCGTAATCGCCACAGCCGCTACCGTCGTCGGGCTGTAGGTAATCTTCTGAATCCACAACTGATGGCTGCTCGTCTTCGGCGTGATGGCATTGCCTACCGCCGACGCCGAATAGTCCACATCCGTCGTCTTGTCGGTATACCACCGACGTTCCTGTGCGTAGTCGCCGCCGCTTCCAACACCCATTGGTGTCTCCTGATAAAAGAAAAGGCGAGCGAGCATGAAGCCCACTCGCCTGAATGTCGCTATCGCGTCACTGCCCCACAATGTAGTGGGGTTCCGTCGTCTCGTAACCGTAAAGAGGGCCAGTGTAGTTGTCCGGTGACCCCGCAGGCGTCACTACCAAATCCTGTGGCAGCACCACCTCAACACCCTCGCTCCTCAGTCGGTCAACCCAATAAAAGAAACAAGGACGTTCAAAGTCATACTTGTAGCGGTTGTCTTTGTTCAACTGGAACCCAGCCAATACGACACGCTCAAAGCCCTCAAGCTTTGCAAGCGCCATCTGCAACGCACCCGTGAACGTAAAGTAACGGTGTCCTGCGTAGGACAACACCCGCTCTATTGGAAACCGCTCACTGTGAGGGATGTCCTCCCTCACAACCTGCATCACAATCCGCTTCGTCTCCCCCTGATACCACTTATACCAGTCGGGATACGTCCGTAGCATGTGCTCGCGACTATGCAGATTGAACCACCGCGTATAACTCAACATGGGGTTCAGGTCGTTTGTTCCGCGAGCCCACCTCCGCACATATGTCAGTGGGCTGTTACACGCCCACCGCTCCTCGTTTGGGAGAAGCGGCGGGGTGTCACGAAGGTTCGGAGCAGTTCCTAGTATCTGCACCGACCGCATGATTACGCGCTCGTGAACGGAGTCGCCGGGTCAGCCTGTGACTGGAGCACCGCGAACACGGCCCACACGCCG